TTCAGCTGGTCCTTACAAGTAGTTTACTAAAATTTGACTTAATTGTTTAAGAAAGTTATATTAATAGACAGAAGAACAGATGAAAAAAACTTACGTCCTTGACACCAACGTACTACTCAGCGATCCAAACTCTATATTCTCTTTTGAGGACAACGACTTGATAATTCCGATGGCCGTTCTCGAAGAACTTGACCATCATAAGAGTCGAATAGATGAAGTTGGAAAGAACGCCAGACAAATATCTCGTACTCTAGACGACCTACGTTCAACAGGTAGCTTGATAGAAGGAGTCTCTCTGTATTCGGGTTCCAATTTAAGAGTGGTATCTATCAGCACGGATACTTTCAAAAAGTTACCTCCGGAGCTCCAAGCTTCTAAGGTCGATAACATGATTATTGCCTTTATGCTACAGATGAAAGAATCTTTGGCCGAGTGCATACTGGTTTCCAAAGACATCAACGTTCGAATAAAGTGTGATTCTTTGGGGGTAAAGTGCGAAGACTATCTAAAGATGAGGGTCAAAAGTGACGTCGACCAATTCTATCGTGGTGTCACTGTCCTAGAGATACCTGAAGAACGCGTTGATGTTTTCTATTCAGAAGGACAGCTTCAACTAGATTCAAATGAGCTCAAGGATACTCCGCTTTATCCAAATCAGATAGTTGTCATAAAGAATGTAGGGCCCGATGGTAAGACAACAAAGTCGGCTTTATCCAAGTGCTTATCTGTCGACAAGCCCTTGGTCCCCATAGCGAAGATAGAACAAGCCTTTGGCCTGAAACCTAGGAACAAAGAGCAGACATTTTCTCTTGACTTATTATTCGATGATAACGTCAAGCTATTGACTTTGACCGGACCTTCGGGCACCGGAAAAACTTTGTTGGCCATAGCCGCCGCCCTGGAACAACTAAAAGGAATCGGTGGTTCTGATGCCAAGTATGAAAAGCTCATTGTTACACGCCCTGTTCAGCCAGTCGGTAAAGACATCGGCTTTCTTCCAGGCACCCTGCAGGAAAAGATGGAGCCTTGGATATCTCCGATTAGGGATAACATAAACTTTTTGATGAGTAGCAAGAAAGGCCACAAGAAGCGCGTCAGTAGTGATCCAGAGAAGTCTAGACTAGGAGACGAATACTACTTGACTCTCATGCAGGAAAAAGGTCTGATAGAAATAGAAGCCATCACTTTTATCCGTGGTCGTTCCATTCCAAATGCCTATATCATCATAGACGAGGCTCAGAATCTTTCAATGCATGAATTAAAGACCATCATTACTCGCGTCGGTGACGGCACGAAGCTTGTTTTGACTGGCGACATAGAACAGATTGATAATGTCCATGTCGATACCTTTACCAATGGTCTGACGTATGCCGTAGAAAAATTTAAGGAGCATGGCATAGCAGGTCATGTCAATCTCATTAAGGGCGAGAGATCGGCCTTGGCTACATTAGCTTCACAAATTCTATAAAGTTTTGGTAGAGTTATCTTGTAATAGAATATTTGATACGTGTCGACATGAGTGGAATATTAGACAACAAATCTAGAATTATTGATGCTATGTTGACATTTGAAGGTCGTCAACAATTAGCTGCAGGTAAATTTAAAGTAAAATATGCAACTTTTTCAGATAAAAATGTTGTTTATCAGGTTGATTTGGACAATGGACATGTTGATCCTACATCTAAAATATATTTAGAATCATTTAATTCACCATCTGATCAAATAATTTTTACAGCCGACGATTCGGGCAGACTAGTGCCATTTAGACAACATAGTGCTTATGGTCATGAAACATTGACTGGCAGCATTACCAGTAGTGTTTCTTGGACTTCTTTTGTAAATGGGACTTTATTAAACAGAATTCAGAATTTTTCTACAAACTCTGTTGGCAATAATTTTTCAGAATATATTTTATTTCAAAATGATTTTAATTCTCAAATAGAAGGATTGTTGAATTCTTCTATTGATAATTTTAATAATCTTCAAATTTTAGGATCAATCGATAGTCTTTTTGATTATAAAAATTTTGCAGTTAGCAGCAATGAAATAGAATTTTCTATCGATTCAACACAAGAGAATCTGCAAATGGTATTTCCTACAGACGTCAATACCATAGATTCTTTATTTAATGATGAAAAATTAAGAAATTTAATTAATTTTAGATATTTGCCTCCCATAAAAAAAGCAGGTCCAAATGTTGATTTATTGGATGTATATTCATTAATCTCCAATGGATTAGTATTAGGAGATTATAGAGCATGGGGACCAATTGATCAGTTGAATTTTTCTGATATAAAAAATGAATTAAATAAATATGAAAATAATTCAAAAACAATAATTTTTGATCCTACTTCTTTGGACAATGAAATAGTTGCTCAATTTTTTGAGATAACAGATGGTCAAGTTAATAAACTTGATGTAATAGACTATGGAAAAACAGCAGATAATTCTAATAACCCATTATCTGCAACGAATCAAATATTTTTTGTAGGAAAAGTTGTTGTCGATGATTCAGGTAGTGATTGTTTTGTGCATTTATTTACATTAGTTTTTGGTGGTAGCGAATCATGATTTCATATTATGCTCCAATTAAATTTGATACTTCTGTTGAAGTTCCTAAATATTTTGCAAATTTAATAGAAGAAAATGAATCGTCTTATACGTTTGAAATATTTTTTAGCATATTACAAAGCTCTATAGTTAAAAATAAATTAGAAAAAATTGTTATTAACGTAACAAATAAAAATGTAACTTTAGATAAAAATGGATCTAAAATCTTGTCTTCTAGACAAGCATATATTCCTAAAAAAAGCATTACTAAAATAGGCAGACACAGCCTAGACAAAGAAATAAATGGATTTTCTGACAAGGTCAAAGCCTTTAAGGCTTCTATAAATTCAATTATAGCTTCGCAATACATTAATTTAAATCAATATGTTTATCCTTCTGTACGTGAAGAATTGTCGAATAACAAAATTGCAAAAAATGTAACATCATTATATGGATATGTGGATGTGCTATATTCATCTAATGAACAACCTGCAATGCCGCAATTAATGCCGCAATTTAATAATCTTAGCTTAGATTCCTTAAAAATTTACAATTTAACGTTGCTGAGCAAATATCTAATAGATCCTTCTGACATTATTTATGATGAATACAAAAATTCAAATATATTAGAAATAAAAAATTTAAGAAATCATTATTTAAATGACATATTAAATTCCTTGCCAAAAGAAAATGCTTATTTTTATGCCAAAAAAGAAAAAACATTTTTAGATAAAATATCAATATCAACGTATATTGATATACCAAAAAATTTAGCCAATTCTAATTTAGATATTGCATTTGAAACATATAAATTTGGATCTGGACACCCTGTGTCAATTATTAGGCAAGATATTAATTTAATTAAACATGTCAATTTTTTAAAATTAGTAAAAAATACTAAACCTTTATTTTCTAATTCTTCTAACCAGTCATCAAGTCGATTATCTTTTACCCAAAAAGAAGGATTTGATAGTTATTCAATTTTAAAAAAAGAAGTAACCAATACAGGGCACACTACACAATATCAAAAATCATTTTCTGGATTATTGCAATCTAATAAAAATGTCTCTAAATTGATTACAAAACCACCGACTAATTTAGAGATATATAGATGCATCATTGGAGATTCTATTTCCACTGTTTCAAATCCAACATTTAAGAATTTAGTAATTGGAAATAAAATTGATATTGATTCTACGGGGCTAGTTGTTACGAGTCACAAAACCAGAGATAATTCAGTCGTTATAAATTTAGTAAATCCGCCTGAATATGCCATTGCTTTTAAAATATCAAGAAGACAATTTTTTGATAAACATTTTTCTCCATATTTGGATATCTCGAATTACCAATATTTGACAAAAAAATCAATAATTGTTTTTGATAATACTGTCAGCAAAGACACAATATATGAATATAAGGTTTTTTATAGAACCAAAAATGGAACCATTAAAGAATCAAAAAGTTCTATATTCGAGTATATAAATTCCTCAAGAAATTCTGGAATTTCTACAAAAATATCAAACCAAAACACTTCTAAAAATGAAAATATAGAAAATCCTATAGAAGTTAAATTTGATATACAGAGTTCATTAACGCCAGATGCCTCTACTGATCAGACCACAAAAATAAAGAAACTTTTGCAAACACAAGGCATTTATGGAGAATTTCAAAATGAAATGTCAAATTTGACAGAAAAATTTGATAGTTTGATCACTCATATAGTCAATAGAGTCAATTTAACCACAGGACTAAGAGAAAGTTTTGTTGAACCTCTGGAAAGCACATCAACCACTGGCAATCAATTTATAGACAATTATGAAAGTCAAAAAATAAATTCTGTTTCGCCCCTAGACAGCAACACTAGTTATCTTTATGAGGTAATCGTTTCATTGAGAGACCCTGTGTCTTTGATAAGAGACTATGTTAAACAGGTGCAAATTAGAAATAAAACATATTTTTATAGGCCATATGTATGGAGACATCCAAAAACCATTAAAACAGGTACTTTGTTTTCTTTAGACGCAGATGGGAATATATCATCAAGCAAATCACCTTTTGAACATGGAGCAATAGGAATTACGGCCACATATACGGCCAGCTCGCTTAATGATCTTTCAACTATCACGGACATGACGGCTGAAAGGATATCAATAAACAAAGTTAGATTATCTTGGTCGGTGTATGGTGACGCTTCTGATTATGATCACTTTATATTAATAAAAGAAGCCAATGGAAAAAGAAATTTTTTGACAACCGTTTTCTCAACTGATGCCTATGATCATCTTGAAGACGGAGAATTTGGCACTATATTGTATTATATAATTCCTATTTTTTCTGATTATTCAGTTGGAAAACCCATAAAATCTAATTCAGTCATAGTTGATCCAAAAGAAATTTCTTTTCAACAAGCTTATGTAAATGCATAAGCCTTAATCCTGGAGGATAAGGATAAAATGGCTAAAAATTATAATCAATCATCATTACCACAACAAAAAGAAGTACCGGGAGTTGTCAATTCACCCAATTCTTCTTTAACAACTTATTCTATATCTTCAACCAATGTTGACAATTTTGATAATTCTTCAATGATAACATCGGGAGAGCCTTTTGATGTTAAAACTGGACTTTCACATGAAAGTCCTGAGATAATAGCCTTGACTGATTTTATTCCTGTTTATAATGATGAAGGCAATTTAAATGATGCAGGGAAAATATTGCAAGCAAAGCAAGAAAGTCTTCTTATGCTTGCCAGTTCAGCGATTGGTTCTATTATAGATTCTCAAGAAATAAATTTAAATGCCAAATTAAATAGAAATAATATAAAGAATTTTTGTGATAATTTTGGAAGAGACATCGAAGATTTATTAAAAAATTTAGAAGATATAAAAAATTCTTTTGATTTTCGTCGAAACATAGACGTAGCTCTCTCTTATGACTTGTGGGGATTGGGATTCATTCCTTCATCAAAGGATTATCCTGAAAAATTAGAAAATATATTATTTAATAATTCTGCATATAAATCTTGGACTCCCACCAAAGCCTGGATTCAATCTTGTTTAGAATTTAAAGAATTTTTAAAAAAAGGAAGAGTAGATGGAATTTTAGGAGAAGGCATAGCACCTTATGTTGACACCAATGATCCTGATTATCTTAGTCCTTATAAACTAAAAAAAGCTGTTTCTGAAAATACAACGAGGTTGGGATTTAATGAAAACATTGTAATAGTACCGGCCATAAATGGTATCGATGATTTAACAACAAATTATGATTATTTGGTAAAAACTCTTGGAGTGGCTTTCAATGGTAGTTCACGATATAGTCTTTTTAATAAAAAACATTTTTCCGATACAACACATTTGGCCGATTCCATAGCCAGACTTAGTTACATATTATGCAAAGAGTTTTTATATTCCACAATGCTGGACAGCACATTGTTGTCAATTTATGGATATCAACTTAATTCTGGTCAAAATAATTCGGCCATTTGGGATTATTTAATTGGGCAATCTGGCCCAGAAGACATAACAGATATATCTAAAAATCCATTAGGCAATGGCAATTCATTAATTAGCCTTTCTCAATCAGTTGAAAATAACTCTAATGAAATTTTGACTTTTGAAAATAGATACATAACTGACGACATTGGGACCAATAAAGGATCGACCATAACACCTGGCACCTTTTATTATTTAGAAAGTTCCATCAATACAACGGAAAATGGTTCTGGTTTCGACACTTCTCGTCTTTATAATTTTAATATAAAATTATCAAATGCCATTGATATGTTAAATATGGTAAAAAATAATTTATCCTTTGATAAGGATATTTTGCCATTCTCTAGCCCTGCGGAAAAAAATAACCCAGCTCCTGGCGCTAGCAATTCCTATAAAAGTTCGATGGATTTAAGTAACGCTTTTTCAGACCCAATATCCTTGATTAGGTACATAGAAGAAAAAGTGTTGGTCGGAACCGATGTTTTCGCTAAACCATACCAACGATTATGGACGTCAAATACTTCTAATGAAAACGATTTAGGTCAAGGCCAAGCACCCTCATCTGATGCAAGTTCTCTTTTAATATCTTCTGCAATGGAAGACAGTGTTCTTGGCGCTGAATTAAAAACTTTATTGTTTTTATATGTTCTTTCTAAAGTTGAAATAAATAATAGTAAAAATTTGTCACAAGATTCTCAAAACTATAAAAATATTAGGACAAAGATAGTCGACTCTATCGTTTTAAATTTAAACAAAAGATATATTAAAAACGGCGAAAATATTTACGCCGCTGACAACAAGCCAAATGCACCAATTTTAGATGCTTCTGAAAAATATTCACTAATTTATATTAGTATTTTAAAAGATTATCTTAATTCAGACTTTGCAACATCCAACCTTTTACTAAATAATTTGATAAATTTTTTTAGTGATTTAAATAATTCTTTTGAAAATTTAAAAAATGTAAAAAGAAATTTATTCGTGCCGGCACCATCACAAAAAAATAATCCTTCCCAAGGTTTCAGCAATGCCGCTGATAAAAGAACTGCTTATTTAGGAGTACAAAAAACCAACTACTTGGCCAGTATTTTTGAACTTTGTTGTTTAATGATACATTCTGTTAATTCTGAAAATTTTATTTATGCTAAACCTCCCCAGCATTATCATTTCAATTTTAAAGGAAAAAATTCTCAAAATTCAAATTCTCAAAGCGGACAAGGAGCCTATTCTTCTAGTTCAGATCCCAATGGGGATTTAGGCCTTTCAGACGCAGCAGTGAATGGCACCCCGAATGATCCTAGCATTACTATAACTAGAATAAAAAGCGGTGTACATGTTAGTGGCCCAAATTCCAACGTTGGAATCGAAATCAATCCCAGCAATCCCAGCGTTTTGAATCTTGGATTTTATGATGATATTGTCATACAAGTGGAAAATTCTTTAGATACGGAAAAAAACAAATCATTAAAAATAATTAATAAATTTTGGTCACATTTGAAAATTTTGCAAAAAAAGATCAATGATTTATTGACTTCATTGAATTCCGGAAAATACAACGACATATTGTCGACTGCAAAAAGCATCATTAAAGATCAAGATTTAATTAAGTCCTTGATGTCTCCACAACAACTTAGATTAATACGCAGTAAATTATTCGATATTTCTAACCGTGCCGCTGAAGATTATTCTTCTCCAATAAAATATAACTTGCCTTATTTCCTTAATCTAAAGGACAAAAAAGACTTCGAATTATTTCTTCCGACAGAAGATTTAGATCTACTTTCTTGGAATCTTTTATTAAAAGATTTTTTGAAAGAACCATTGATCACTAAAATTAATGGCAGAGATTCATTTTATAGTCTGCTAGAAAGCTCTGCTTTTAATAAAAAAATAATTTCTATAGGAATACCACAAAATTTATACAGAAGATTACAAGTCAATGCTGCAGATTTAAAGTCTTCTAATTTAATAAATGGAATTTTTAAAATTAATCTATATAAAATAGATACGCTACGACCATGCTTGACATGGCAACCTATATCTTATATATTTAATATGAATTTGTATCCAACTAGAATTTTAGGTTCTTATAAAGAACACGATTTTTCTAAAATTGCAAATTTAGGTTTTTCTGAGATGATGGGCAGTGCACCTAATCATTTGCAATTTGTGCCATCAATAGAATCCAATTCTATATTTTCAGGATTTAATTTAAGAAATAATTTTGATGAAACAGATTTATCAAATGTTTATAATTTTTTAAAATATTCTGAAAAAGAAGAAATATTTGCAAATCATTTTTATAGCCATTTGATGGAATTGTATTTGAAATTTTTGACCGATTTGTCATTTGACGAACAAAAATATTTTCATTATGAGACAATAAAAAAATCTAATAATTCTGAATATTCTAAATTTTTACAAAATGTTTCTCAAAATTTAAATACAAATATTTCATCTACAAGAGCAGGTGAAATTACCTTTACTGAAGACAGCTTTTTAATGAATGTTGACAACTATAAATTTAATTTAATTAATCCAAGAAAGTTTGATAGAGTTTTTCATGTATTATTCGATTCTGATGACTTTTTAATAGACAAAGAAAAAACTCAGACAAATTTTAGCGACCTATTAAACAAGTATACAAATGATGGTTTTTTAATTCAATTACCGGATGGAAATTTGCAAAGAAAAAGAACTGTCAAGGGGGAAATTACTTTAAATAAGTATTATTGTGAAATTGAATCTTATGCCGAAGCAGAAAGTGCGTCATGACTAGTTTTTCATCTATATCGGATCCAATAGTATCTTTAAATTTGTCTGAACCACTGAATGTAAATTCTTCATTCAATTACAATTATTACACATATGACGAAAGCACGAATAGTACACCTGTAATTCCTGATGTTTTAAAAATAAGTTCGAATGGTCAATTAGACACAAAAACCCCCAATTTTTCTGTAAAAATTCCGAGATTTATTACATTGAACTGGACTTATCCTGGTGCATCTGGGGGTATAAATGAAAATAAAAAATTTTCAATATCTGATCACTTAAATGATATAGTCACTGAAGATAATTTCATTTCTTTGAATAATGTTTCTTATTCTTTTTCTACCACTGATGATATAATTGCAGCACAAAAAAATTTTAATGATCAAAATTTAATATCGGACAGTAGTCAAGCCACTGCAATAGACAATTATGTTTCTAATTTATTGCAAAATTATGTAGAAACAGGAAATGAACCCAATGCATTGGACTTAAGGAATCGAATTACAACAGCAATTTCAAATATAGAAATGATTGCCGATAATTCCGCCAATACCCTGGGCATAACTTATACTCATATCGATTCTAATCAAAGTATAATAAATTTTTCGGCTTTTGATAAGCTAATTTCTAGAGCCCCATTTTTACACACCCAGATCAATGCATTTGTATTGCCAGATCTTTTTATATCTTCTTCATTGGAAAAATATGATTTAAAAAAAATTAATGATTTTTATGTAAAAAATCAACAAAAAAATAAAAGTTTTAGCGACCCTACTGTTCACCCTATTTTTGTGGGAGAAATAGTACAAAATGTCGAAATTTTTTCTCCTATAATTTTATATGAAGGCTATGTCATAGAAAAATATGAAATAACCGAAACAGGTCGCAATTTGATTCAAATCATACCTATTGAAAGTCCTACCATAAATAACTACATTGATCCATATGTCAAATATGGATCTTCTTATTCTTATTTGATAAGGACCGTTGCCTCTATAAAAACAGCTGCTTACAATGAAGAAGACAGTACAATAAGAGAAATCACTTATCTTATTTCTTCTCGACCAGCCTCTACACAAATAACTTGTTTTGAAACTGTACCACCTCCGCCTCCGGTTGACATAGATTTTATTTGGAATTATAAAAAAAACAAACTAATGATTGTTTGGAACATGCCGTTAAATTCTCAAAGAGACATAACACAATTTCAAGTTTTGAGAAGGTCTTCAATAAAAGAACCTTTTCAATTATTAAAACAATATTGTTTTGATTATTCTACAAAAAAATATTTGTCTGGGGAAAATATCGATGGAAATAAAATAGACATGAATCCACGGGATTCATTGTTTGTAGAGTCTTCAAATTTTCCAATAAAATCTCATATTGATAATGAATTCAAGAAAGACATAGAGTTGCTACAAGCTTCAAAATACATCTATGCATTAGCTAGCGTAGATGCTCATGGTATAATTTCCAATTATAGCGCCCAATTTGAAGTAACTTTTGATTTTTTTAAAAATAAATTAATTACTAAATTAATTAGTTTACCCGGTGCCCCTAGACAGTATCCAAATTTGTATTTGGAAGTAGACACTTTTAAGGATACAATCCAAGCCAGAGGTGAATTTTCAAAAAATTTAAAAATATATTTTATGCCGGAATATTTTAAGTTACAATATGCCAATAAGACAGTGCAACGCATGGTCGCAACAAAACAATTAAATTCATTTTATAAAATTCAATTTATCAATACTCAAAATCAAAAAAGTGACTCTGTTAAAATAGTGATTAATGATCCACAAAATTTAGTGTATCAAAATAGCCAATAATAATAAATTGAAAAATGGTCTAAAATTAATAAAAATCAATACCTATGCCAAACGATTGTGTTACCGTGGAGAGATAAAAAATGGGATGGTTAGATAATTCTACTAACAATATTATACTTGATGCCGTGCTGACAGATTACGGCAGAAGTGCTTTGTCTAGAAATGATGGAAGTTTTAAAATATTTAAATTTGCGTTAGGCGATGATGAAATAGATTATGAAACTATCACCAAATATGGGAGAACTGTTGGTAAAGAAAAAATAGAAAAAAATACTCCTATTTTTGAAGCATTCACAAATCAAAATTTAGCCATTAAATATAAACTGGTTGGTATAGCCACGCCAGTTTTATATCTTCCAAAATTAAAAGTAACGATAACTGGTGGTGGCGACGTCGCATATTTGGTAACTCAAACGGGATCTAATTACAGTTATACAAATAGCGTCAATATTATTGTTGATCAATCGGCACAAGGAACGGAAACCAGTCTATCTACTGATTTGGCAGAATCAGCTTATGACATCTATGTTCCCAGCCTTTTTCTTAATCTCAACAATAACCAAGGTCAAAAAAATAGACCTGATAATAGCGGAATTCAATTGTACAGGGTTTCTACTTCAGCATCCAATGGTGCAAGCACTAGGCTTAGTTTTTCATTGACACCTGCAGCCGGATTAACATCAACAATATTTGATGTTTATGGCAGAAATACTTCAGTTTCTAATAATAAGGGCGATTTGATTACTGCTCGCGCTATAAATACTTCTATTAAGATTGTTGGACAATCTTCTGGTGCCTCAGTCAATGTGCCTGTTACCATCATAAAAGCTTGAAATAAATTACATACTTCTATAGGAAAATAATGGCAACGTATCAAGAATTTGGTCCCAATGATGTAAAAACAGCTCGTTCTTTTTTGAATCAGTTAATAGATGTTCTTCAAGAAGACATTAGTGGTTCTACGTCTCGTAGAAAATATCAACATTTTGTAACAGGTGGTGTTGGACCAGGCGTCACTTCTTCGTTATTTCAAACTGTGTATGATCAAGATTTTACATTGCAAACAGCCAATGCTGTATTTGACATAACAATAGGTTTGTCATCTGCCGACATAGCAAATAGCATTGCTAATATTACACAAACTGGACAAGCTTCTGGCAAATATCTGTACCCTAGTTCATCTTTAATGATGAGAGAGAAAACTGATAATTATCAGCAATTTGCCCAGGCTTTATTGGGTAATGGAAATAATATTTTTAAAGTTCCTTTGGAAGACGGTGACCCAATTGATGCTGCTATGTTTATGGCCTTTAAGCGTCTTTTTGCTAGAGATCAAATAAAAAGAGAAACTTTTGCTATGCGTTTTTATCAAAGTGCATCTTTTGTTTCTAAAGTTGGTTTAGACGGCGGAGGCCCACCATCTGATGACGCCAATGGTGTGCCAAATATGGCCAGCACATCTCTATCCGGTTCGACTATTTTCACTGATTTAAATTCTTCTACTCAAAAGTTTTCCACAGTTGGAGGCCAGTATGGCACAATTGTGGATTCATCAAATAGTTCTCGTAAAGTTGGGCTAATGTTTTATGACGCCGGTGTCGCTGTTTTTGATTTGGAGAAAATTGCTTCAGGTAGTCAATTTATTTCTGGGACTATAGATGCAATGCATCCCTTGGGACATATCACTTTAGGGGGAGACAAAACAGAAACAGCAGCGACTGCAAAATTTATACCTGATTTTATTACGTCGGGCAGCATCGACAATATAGTGGATCATCTCTGTTCTACTCGTTTTCAATCCGGCTCTTTGACAGCAATAACATTTCAAAATGTCACTAATATTAATTCTACTCTCATATTTTGTAGAGCTTCTGCAGATAATTTTAATTTCTCATCCAATCCTACATTTGTGGATGACAATGGACGCCTTCGTGTAATTGATGTAGGCTCAGAAGATACACAAGAGTCTTTTACATATGTGACATCAATAGGAATGTATGATCAAAGCGACAATTTGCTAGCTGTCGCTAAACTCAGTCGACCTGTAGAAAAAAGCGCCGAAAGAGATCTTACTTTTAGAGTTAGATTAGATTTCTAATTTGAGTTTTTATAGATGTTAATATGGCAATCTTACCCGTTTTGCAAGAAGATGTTGAAGTATTTGATACAATCATAAATCCAATTCGAAATTATGTTACTTCTTCTTCTGGGGCAACCGGATCAATACTTCTTTATTCTAGGGTTCCTAGGGTAGAGAAAGAAATTAGACCATTAAATAATTTTAATTCTTCATTTGTTAATGATCAAGATCTAGAATCTTTTAGAACAGATGTCGTTAGATCTATATCTTTAGACACCAAAAACTTTAGTCAATCGGCTGAAAATTATTTAAATTTAGTAAATAATCAATCCATATCAGCTAAAAAACAAAAAATTATCTACATCAATAGATTTACGCCTAGCGTTTCTTTTACTTCTAATACTCTTAGAAAATTAAACGTAAAAAATTCTTTGATGTCGTATTATTCTACGATATATCCTTCAGCCCATTGGGCTTATACAAATTATCATAGTTTAAATTTTTTTACTTCGCCAAGTGTCCCGACAAGTTCGGCACTTTTGTTTCCTAATTTGCCTAATTCTCATTTGGAAAAATTTTATACTTATGTACCCAAGCAAGAAGGTCATGTTGATGGGATATATTCTTTATCTGGTGCTTTTAGTTTAGATTTTAATATTAACCCCAGATATGGGGCCGACGACAATAAAAATTTTAAAGCAGCAACAATATTGCATCTTTCTTCCAGCTATGCATTGTCTTTGATAACTGGTTCAAAAAAAGACAACAATGGCATGCCTTTGTCTTTTAGACTACAACTACAATTAAGTCACAGCGCAGACATTCCCCCTTCTTTGGCCGTCCCCGGTCCTTATCCTAATGATTTAATTTTTTTATCTGATGATAATTCACTAGATTTTAATAACTGGCATCGTGCTGTTGTTCGATGGGGGACTAATATTGTCAATAATGGAACGGGATCTTTTAACATAAATGGAATCGAAAAAGGCCATTTTGTTGTTCCGTCCGGCACTATAAATCCAAGATCCTATTATTTTTCAGCAAATGATGATCCTAGGGTTCTCTGTATTGGTAATTTTTATGAAGGAACAAATCAAGGCACTGAGGCCCAAGCTTATTTTTTTAGTGATGTAGTTTCAAATAGGGAAGGATTAAATGCTTTAATTTCAGATAATGGCTCGCAGGATGAGCCTACTCGTTATTTTTTTAAGCATCCTCTCAAGGCAGAAGTTCATGATTTAATCATTCATCGTAGATATTTGACTAATGAAAATATTTCTTCTACATTTGATCGAGCGACTGGGTCTATTGATCGTAAAAATACAGCCTTTTATCTCCCGCCTTTTTTTGTTGAAACAGCACCTATTCGTAAATTTACCAATGCTCCGAGCTTAATGGGCACGGCTCATGGAGGAATTCTTCAGACACCTTTCTTTTCAATAGACGGATCGACAAACGACCCTTTTAATGTTGCGATGTCATTCGGAGTCAATGGACACTACATAAATTTGGAAAATTTTACTAAAGATTTTTCAAATGAAATCTTTCCAAGATTGCACCAAATGTCTGGTTCCACAATTGATTATACGACAGAAGCAAAAGAGGCAAATGAATTTCTTTATGATGATTCATTTGTTCGTAGAAGAAATTTGTTGATTATGCCTTGTGATGACGGAAATTTTATTCCTAATTTTAATTTTCTATTTCTTGAACCAGGTAAAAAATTTATTGATGATCATGGTAGATTAGATTTGAGCTTAATAACATTAAATGATTTACTTAATACTTCTTCTTTGTTATTCGGCTCTACACACGATGCCGAACACGATGCATCACTGACCCAACAACAACTAGGATTCACTCCTGAAAACCCAGGAATTCCGCCTGGTCCGGCTGTTTCTAATTTTAAAAATAGCATAAAAATTGACGACAATTATGATCCATCTATAGTCAAAGAAACCCCCTTAACTATTTTTCAACGCACAAAAGACCCATCTTCCAACCAGGTAATATTTTTTGATATTAGTAATTTGTTTTATGGATCCAGAATATTGCCTGGATCTTTTAAAATCACAGATGCCAATTTAACAGGGTCTTCAGGTAAAATTTCTATTACTTTGCAAGATGACAAATACGGCAATATCTACAGAGCTGATTCATTGACTCCTCACTGTAAATGGAATTCAGTTGGCAATATATTTTATAATGAAGGAATTGTTGTTATAAAAAGTCCACATCTTTATTTTTTTGGCAAAAATGGTTATGAAATGTCTTTTATTGGAGAGCAACAACTGTCAACTTCCAAATATGAAATTTTGGCTCCACAGGGTTATTTAAATTCTTCTTCAAATCCGACATATTCTCCAATACAAAATTTATTAAAGCCCTCCGGCGATCCGTTGGATACCGGCGTTTTTTCTTATATATCTAATTTAAATTTTCATGATGAAAATCTCAATGTCATTGCCAAGGCCACTTTTTCTCAGCCTGTTTTAAAAAGAGAGCCTAATAAAATTTTATTTAAAATAACTTTTGATTTTTAGTTGAATTTATGCCAACTATTCCTCGAAAAAAGAAAAAGCGCAAAAGTCATTATCATCGTGGCACGCATATATCCCCGCTTGCTGGAGAGTGTAAATATCGTAGTGGTTGGGAACAAAAATTTTGCGTTTACTTGGATTCGCTGGCGGAAGTAAAGTCGTGGTCCTATGAAAAGCTTGTCATCGAGTACCTTTCGAACAAAAAGACAGGCAAGATTCGCAAATACTACCCTGATTTTTATGTAGAATACGTAGACGGAACCAGGATAGTATACGAGATAAAGCCCCGCCGCAAATTGGAACAAGCCACAGTAAAGAAGAAGATGGAGGCTGCCGAACGCTGGTGCTTGATGCATGGAGCCACCTACAAAGTATTAACAGAAATTCAATTGAAGGACATGGGTCTATTATAGAAAAGTTTTATCTCGTGTCACTCAGGCTTATAGTGCAATATGTCCAAATTTATTCTCGGTCTCGATGTTTCCACTTCGGTGACGGGAGTCTGCGTGCTAAATCCAGAAGTCGATGAAGCCTTTGAAAGTTCTCACATCGTTTATTTGGACAGGATAGAGTTTAAGAAATGCAAGACTTTCTTCGAGAAAGCCGACGTCGTGGCCTTAGAGCTGGCTTCGTTGTGCAACAAGTTTCCTGGCAACTATCGCGTCGCTTTGGAAGAGCCTCTTCTGGGTTTTCAAAAGGGGATGTCGTCGGCCGCGACGATAACGACGTTGATGCGGTTCAACGGGATAGTCTCCTACATCTCTAGGGAAATATTTAAAGTTGATCCAGAGCACATATCAGCTTCCCACGCTCGAAAGTTGTGCGGCATAAAGATGCAGAGGAATTCGATAGCTGGAATGAGCGGAAAAGAACAAGTTTTCAAGCATATGTCGGAGAACGATTTGAAACATGTTCAGTGGCCGCTGAAGAAGAGTGGCGCCCCAGTTGATTGGTCTCGAGATGCCACTGATAGTTATGTCATCGCTCGGGCCGCCATGGTCGAAGGCTCAGTGAAAAATTGATAAGGTCAGTGGTATAATGATGATGTGCTGGTTTCTGTCACTGATAAAATAAAGTTTTATGAATCCATTTTTGGTCGAGGTCGACTATCGGGCAATGGTAAAAATTTCGATGTTAGATGTCCAATATGTGCTCCATTGGACCCGACGAAAAAAAAGTTGTCTATTCGTCCACAAGACGAAGCGAATCACTGCTGGACATGCGGATGGAAATCTCGGACCCTTGCTCCTCTGCTCAGGAAATATGGCACACAAGAGCAGCTGAACTCTTATCGTGAACTAATTGGAGATTCTTCTACAACAAATAGATTTGTCACAGCCGAAATTGTCGAGAACCAAAAGATATCGCTACCAAAAGACTTTAGATTGTTGGTCCAAGCTGGAGACACAGACCCAGACGTCAAAGCTTTATGGAGATACATCTATTCTCGTGGTTTAACCGATCGCGATGCCTGGTATTTTAAATTTGGAATATCAGATGAGCCTCGATGGAAAAGGCGAGTCATCATGCCGTCTTTTGATTCTCAAGGCAATTTGAATTATTTTGTAGCCCGGGCTGTAGACAAAGACAAGAAACCCAAATACGACAACCCTGATGTCGACAAAAATCCCATCATCTTTAATGAGATAAATTTAGATTGGTCGAAACGACTAGTTTTATGTGAAGGAACATTCGATCTTGTTAAATGCCCCGAAAATTCCACCGCTTTATTGGGCTCAGATTTAGACGAACGTCATGAGTTGTTCAATAGGATCTTGCTCCATGGCACTCCTGTCGCTCTATCTCTCGACGGCGACATGTGGAACAAGAAGACTCCCAAGATCGTCCAAAAGCTAGAAGAATACAATATCGATGTTGTTGTAGTCGATGTTAGACCATGGGGAGATCCCGGTGCGATGACAAAAGCAGAATTTGAAAAAGCTCTCGATGAAGCCCGTCCCATGGGATGGAGCGATATATTTGCCGGTCGTCTACAAAAAGCTTCAACGACCAGCTTTAGACTATAAAGCTTGAACAGTACAATCTAACTATAATACATTATTTATAGCAAATCTGCTAGTCTTCAATGACTAGAAAAACATGACACTGCGAATAGCCCATACCGCCGACATCCACATTCGGTCTCTTTCTCGACACGACGAGTATCGAGAAGTATTCACCGAATTCATCAAAGATTGTAAAAAGAACAAAGTAGATCACATCTTCATCGGTGGGGACATATTCCACACAAAGACTTCTGGCATATCGCCAGAATACATCGAGTTTTTGACGTGGTGGTTAGAGGCCATGTCAAAAGTTGCCCCTGTTCATCTTACATTGGGCAACCATGATGGGAACTTGGTCAACCTATCTCGACAAGACGCCGTGTCTCCCATCGTTGCCGCCTTGGACAACCCGAGGATCCATCTCTATAAAAAGAGTGGAATGTACGAATTTCATCCTGGTTATACATGGTGCATTTATAGCCTTTTTGACGAGGAAGGATGGAAGGACATTAAGCCCGTCGCGGGCAAGGTCAACATAGCCTGTTATCATGGTCCGGTTCGAGGTTCAAAAACGGAAACCGGATGGGAACTGGACGACGGACTCACGACAGATTTCTTCAAAAATTATCCATTTGTGCTCCTTGGTGACATCCACAAGCGACAGCATCTAGCTTATAGGGACGACAAGCCTTGGATATCTTACGCTGGAACTCCGTTGCAACAGAACTACGCGGAAGAGCTGGAACATGGATATCTTCTATGGGATATAGATGATGAATCAAAATGGGACGTTAGCTTTAGAAAGCTTCCCAATCCGAAGCCTTATGTGACGCTGACGTGGTCAGGTTCGACAGAAGATGTCATCAAAGAAGCTTCCAGTTATCCAGATGGTTCTCGCTTCCGTATTCGTAGTTCCCAGCAGTTGACTCAAAAAGATTTTCGAGACCTCAACGAGAACTTGAAAGGCAAGAAGCTGGCTACCGAAGTAACTTTTAAGTCTGATTTTGTCATCGATAAGTCCATCGTAAAGACGGGTTCGACGACACTGGCCAAAGCCGACCTCAGAAGCCCAGACGTCTTGACAAAGCTGGTCAAGGATTTTCACAAGTCTTCGCAATTTTCGGAAGAAACGTGGGACTCCGCTCTTGAGCAGGTGAAGTCGTATTTGTCTACCGTCGCAAATTCTGAAGAGTCGACACGAAATTCTAAGTGGACTCTCAGGTGTCTAGAATTCGACAACATGTTTACGTATGGCCCAAAGAACTTTATCAATTTCGATAAGCTCAACGGAATCGTTGGGATATTTGGTTCCAACAGGCTGGGCAAGTCCTCTATTGTCGGGACCTTGATGTATTCTCTTTTCAACACCACGGATCGTGGTCCGATGAAAAACCTACACGTTTGCAATATAAGGAAGCCGTATTGTTCTTCCAAAGTTCTTATCAATCACAATGGGACAGATTATGTCATTGAGCGTCAGACTACAAAGAGCGAAAACAAGAAGGGCGTGACCACGGCCGCGACGGCCCTCAATCTTTTTAGGATTAATGACGATGGTGAGGCAGAAGATTTAGCCGGTGAGCAGCGGACGGATACCGAAAAAGCGATCAAGACCCTCATCGGTAATCACGAAGATTTTTTGATGACGTCATTGTCTGCCCAAGGAGAGATCAATCAGTTTATCTCCCAGGGATCTACAAAGCGTCGAGCAATCTTGTCTAGATTCCTGGACCTAGACATCTTTGATAAGATGCATGAGTTGGCCAACAAAGAAGTCAACGTGCTTAAGGCGCAGCTTAAGAATTTCCCCCCCAAGGAGTGGTTGCCCATTATCGAAAAGTGCAACTTTGACTTGGAAGAGTGCGAAAGAACAATCGATAATTTGACAAAAAAGTCGCAAGAAGAACAGATCAAGTTATCTCAATTGCAGCTAGAATTATCTAAACACAAAGACACGACACCGATAACTCGTTCGCAGGTGGAAACTTATGCCCACCAAGTAACATTTTTGGAAAAACAGGCAAAAAGTTGTCAAGACTCTATTCAAAGGTTGGAGGAAGAGACGCAGGACTATGTTGTCAAATTAGAAACAATAAAGAACGTTAAGGCCGAGAATAACATAACCGTCCTTCGAGCCCGCCTCGATGCCTACAAGAAATTGGAAACATCTCTTTCAACCTTGAGGCACATCCACGAGAAAGAATCGACTCAATTAAAACAGTTCCAAAAATCATTAAAAATATTGGACGAGGTGCCTTGTGGCGACGACTATCCAAGTTGCAAGTTCATAAAAGATGCACACATTAATAAAGAAAAGATGTCTACCCAATCAGAAAAAGTCGAACAAGCTTTAAAGAATCTCAATGAGGCCCAGTCGGCTCTCGATATCATCAATAATGAAAATGTTTTGGAGCGGGTCAACAAGATGGAAAAGCTTTTGACCTTGGAGTCCAAATTGCAACTGGATTTATCTCGAAAAGAGACTGAGCTCGCCAGGATAAAATCTTCATGTGACAAGCAAAGGGTAGAAATGACTTCTGCCAGAGATAGACTAAAGTTGCTGGAAGAAGCTTTAAAAAAGGAAGAAAATGCCGAAGCAGTTTCTATTAAGTCCAATATGGAGACGCTATCAGAGTCAATCAAGCTCTTGGATTCCATGAAATTTGAGGCGGCCACAAAAAAAGGCAAGCTAGCTGCAGAGCTTGAAAAACTAAGAGAAGAAAAGACCATTAGGGACGATTTGTTGGAAAAGATGAAGGTCCATGATTTAGTGGCTTCGGCTTTTTCCAAGCGAGGCATCCCTACGATAATCACAAAATCGCAATTGCCGGCCATCAATGCCGAGGTGGCAAAGATACTCCATGGCATTGTCGATTTTTCGATAGAACTTGAAAATGACGAAGAGTCAGACAGCTCCGAGATCTATATCAACTATGGTGATTCTCGTAGAATCATCGAACTGTGCTCAGGAATGGAAAAGACCATCGCTTCTCTGGCGATTCGTGTCGCAATGATCAATGTGTCTTCTCTCCCACGCCCAAATATCTTTATTATCGATGAAGGATTTGGAACCTTGGACGATGCTTCTGTCGAGGCCTGCAATCGCTTGTTGACGTCTCTAAAACGATATTTTAGAGTGATTATAGTAATTACCCATGTCGATGGCATCAAAGATGTTGTCGACCACGTATTGGAAATAACAAAGAATGAAAAAGATGCTAGAATATCCTATGGAGAAGAATCATGACCGAAGATTGGCTGCCTTATCCACGAGACAGGAAGATGAAAGACAAAGGAAGTTACATCGTTATTGTGCCTTCGTCTTATGATGAGAGCAAGCGAAAGGACATGCCTTTATTTTGTGGGGTGTGCAATTTTTCTTTTTCCCATAAGGAAGATGAAATTTCTTTCAAAGAATTCCAATGCTGTACGACCTGCGCTGATACGTGGGCCTATTCTCACAGGACAGAGTGGGAAAAGGGATGGCGGCCATCGGTTGAGCAAGTTAACGCCAATAATCAAAAAAGACTTTTTGTCAACACTGATATACGCTTTGAGTAGAATTCGTTATATTTAGGTAGAGATATTTTATGAGCACGATAGATCTTGCAGCGTTGGGACAGGCGATAGACACCACATGGGGTCGTTCGTCTACACCAAAGACGGCTTCGTATTCCGTTAAATTTAGCTTTGTTGGCGACATGCTACTGGCTTCTTACCAGGCCATAGTTAATTTTGCTACCGAAAAAGAGATGATAACGATGAAGCGAGGCTACTCCGAAGAATCGGTGAAGGTTATTGACGCCGTTCTAAAGAACGTCAAGTCCGTCTATAAAGATTTGACCGGCAAGACGTTATCCATCAAGGAACATTCCACGACAGACTCTATCGAAGTCATTGGTTTTAACGTTCACAATCCAAAGCGGACAGCTTACTTCCGAAGAAAGACAACTTTCGAGCTTGCATGATAAAGCCGCTGACAAGAAGCGAACAAATAAAGGAAATAATCCGCTGCGGCAAAGAACCCGTCTACTTCATGCGGAACTACGTAAAGATCCAGCACATGTTGCGGGGTCTTGTTCCTTTTGAGACTTATGATTTTCAGGATGATTGTGTTAAATCATTTGAAGAAAGTCGTTTCAACATAGTCCTTAAATCTAGGCAGCTGGGTCTTTCCACGGTTACGGCGGCTTACGCCACATGGTTCGCTATTTTTAAAAAGGATAAGAACATCTTAGTCATAGCCACAAAGCTATCGACTGCCATGAACTTCATTAAAAAAATAAAGATCATGCTGGACGGTCTACCGCCTTGGTTGTTGTTAACGAAATACGAACCAACGAAACAATCGATAGCCTTCGCCAATGGTTCTACAATAACAGCCATACCAACAAGTCCCGACGCCGGTCGGTCCGAAGCCCTGTCTTTGCTCATCGTCGATGAAGCTGCTTTTATTAGAGACTTTGAGGATATCTGGACCGGTCTCTATCCTACGTTATCCACCGGTGGCAATGCCATCATTATTTCAACTCCTAATGGTGTTGGAGGACAGTACTATCGTCTCTGGATGGACGGCGAGACCAAACAGAATGAATTTAATACCATCAAGCTGCCATGGTGGGTCCATCCTGAGCACGACCAAGAGTGGTTTGATAAAGAAACAAAGAACCTGCCAAAGCGAAAAGTTGCCCAAGAATTTTTGTGTGATTTCATATCATCAGGCGACACATTCCTCCAGCCTACAGAGCTAGAATATCTTCGTGAGATGATTCGACCACCTCTGGAAAAGAAAGGTCCGCAGAGCGCAGTTTGGATCTGGAGTAGACCATCTTCCGGCAAAAAATACATCATCGGCGCCGACGTAGCTAGAGGAGATGCAGGAGATTTCTCTACTTTTCACGTGGTCGATAACGAGACTTGCGAAATTGTTGCTGAATATATGGGTAAAATACCCCCGGATAAATTCGCCGATTTGCTTTCTGAATACGGCAAGATGTATAACGATGCATTGCTGTGTCCGGAGCAAAATACATTTGGGTATTTTACCTGTGTCAAATTACGAGATGAAGGCTACCCGCACCTGTATTACCAAAGCTCTTCCGGAGATCATTTCGAATACAAGTCCACAAATCCAGATGCGATACCTGGCTTCTCGACGCAGACAAAAACCAGGGCACAGATCCTAGCCAAATTAGAAGAACTCATCAGGAACTCCGTCGTTAAGGTTTATTCACAACGACTATACGATCAACTCCAGGCATTCATCTGGAACGGCAATAGGGCCCAATCCTCCAAGGACGCTCACGATGATCTCATCATGAGCCTGGCAATCACTGTCTGGTTATCAGCAGGAGAATCAGGGATCAACGAGCAGGCCATGGCCATGTCCTATGCCATGCTCAAAGCCACAAAATTAGAACGCAACACCAATATGCCAGGCGACGTCAACTCTGCCAAACCATTGGTAAATCCAGCCATCTCTGGTCAGGTCCCAAGCCCAAGAGACGTATTTAAGCCCAAGGACCCCGCTTCGGTGCGCCACGCCGACGTTTCTGACTTTTCTTGGCTGTATCGTTGAACAGTAGATAATATGTATAGGAGCTAGATAGAGGATTCACATGTCCAATAAGATCAACATCACAACGCTAAGAAAGATTATTTCAGAAGAGATAGCCAACCTCCACGAAGGCGCCGACCATGATACGGCATCCAAAGTCATGGCATCTGCCGTCAAATTGATCGCGGCCATAGAGTCATTTAAGGAATCAGCCACAGGCAAGGCCAAAGCAGAGACTTCTTCTCATCTTGACGCCCTTGAGAATGTTCTCAAGAGTGTTATCAATTCTCCAATGAACTATGTCGATACTCCCAAGCCCACGGCCAAAAAGGTGTCCCTCAGGCCCGCTGGCAAAGTAATGTGATTATACGAAAATAAAACAAGGATTACTATAATCCTGAGCGAGAGCCGCGTCCACGATTGGACAGGCAAGACTATATGGCAAGCAAAGACCAAAAACCAAATTCTTTATTTCAGAGACTGTCCAAACTGTTCAAGAGCGGTCCTGTCGTCAAGCGTAAGATAAGGACCCTTGACACGACGATAGCGATGGCCGACAAGTCCAAGTCTTCTGGAGCGTTACTATTTCAAAAGTCTTTGGCTCCAACTTACGCGACCATTACGGCCAACGCTTATAACCTCTCAGAGCGCCTGATGAGGTACCAAGATTTTCAAGAAATGGAATATTCACTGGCAATTTCTACAAAAATTGCTACGCCTGATGGATTCAAAACTATCGGTGAGTTGACGGAAGAGTGCGAAAAAGATCCGAATAAGACCTTCGTCGTTTATTCTTACGACCATGTACAGAAAAAAATAGTGCCAGCATTGGGCAAGCAAGCTCGTCAGACTTGCGTTGACCATGCGTGGAAAGTCAAATTTGATAACGGCAAGGAAATAATTGCCAGCCCAGAGCATCGTTTGATGTTGCGAGATGGCACCTACAGGAAGGTTGAGGATTTACAGCCTGGGGATTCCATGATGCCCTTCTATCGCAAGGATCTTTTTGAAGGGGCCAAGGAAGGCACCGGGGGATATTCTTGGATTTATACGATGGACGATAGGTTCCGTGGATGGACCAAAGAGCACCAGATGGTTGCCGAGTGGGTTGTGGGTAGAAATTTGGCAGAAGATGAAGTGGTTCATCACATTAATTTTGTGAAGACCGACAATCGACCAGAAAATCTAAAAATTATGTCGAAGTCGGATCACGATTCTTATCACACAGCCTTAAATAATAATGTAAAATGGTCGCCTGAAAATGGGGAATGGATAGAAGACTTTAAAAAACGTCATTCCGCATGGATGCGTGACAATGCCCCAACCGCCCGCACCGACGTTACATTTTCTAGGATACTGGAAGCGGCCGAGCGCGTCGGTTTTAGCATGCCTGCGATTGCGTCGACCTTAGATGTGACCTGGAATTTGATATATTCTCGGCTGACAGCACATGGATTTGCCAATTTTGAGCAATTTGTCGAAGCTTATCGCGATGGACAAAAAGATTCTCTGATCGATGGTCGTCCTGGATTGTTGACAAGAGACTTGACGTTAGATATGATACGTTCTGTAGTTCTTCCCGAGGACACAAAGCGATCTTTGGCCATTAAATTAGGTTGTACCACCAATGTGCTGGATAAATTTTTAGCAAAAAGAGAAAGAATGACCTGGACGCAGCTGAGGTCTTCTTTGGGATACAACGATCAAGGAAGCACTGGCTTTTCAAACTTGCTCCGCCGTGGTGGAAGACCCAAGGAAAAGAATAATCACGAAATAACATTTCAGCAAATATGTGACGCCTATCTACCAGGCCAAACTCTCCCCCGATTGGCTTCTTCTTTAGGTGTTAACAAGAACACCATCATTTCTCGATTGGCGCAACAAGGTCACAAGAGGTACAGCGAATTTGCTTCGGCTTATCAAAATTGTAAAGTGGAATCCATAGAATACATGGGAGTTATTCCGCTCTACGACTTAACCGTCGATGGATATAAGAATTTTGCGACCGATTCGGTAATATCTCACAACACACCGGAGCTAGCCGCGGCTCTTGACATATATGCCGATGAAACCTGTGCGCAGGACGAAAAAGGTAGAGTATTACACATCTATTCTGACAATGAAAAGGTCAAAGAGATTCTCGAAGACCTTTTTTATAATACTCTAAATGTAGAATTTAACCTCCGATCATGGGCTCGTAACCTTGTCAAGTACGGTGATTTTTTCCTCTACAACGATGTTTCACCCGAGTATGGAGTCATCAACGCTTTTCCTATTCCTGTCAATGAAATAGAAAGAGAAGAGAATTATGATCCCAACGATCCCTTTGCCGTTCGCTATCGTTGGGTTACATTAGGCAACAGGACTTTAGAGAATTGGGAAGTCACTCACTTCCGTCTGCTTGGAAATGACATGTTCTTGCCCTACGGCTCTTCGGTCATCGAGGCGGCTCGGCGCATCTGGCGTCAATTAATACTAATCGAAGATGCCATGTTAGTATACAGGGTCGTCCGTGCCCCAGAACGTCGTGTCTTCTATATCGATGTTGCTAATATACCTCCTGAGAATGTTCCCATGTATGTTGAGGAACAGAGAAAGAATCTTCGGACCAACCAAGTTGTCGATCGACAGACCGGTCGTCTGGATCTTCGATACGCTCCTTTGAGCATAGAGGACGATTATTTTATTCCTGTCCGCGGCGGAGATTCCGGCACAAAGATCGATACCCTGGCGGGCGGTCAGAACGCGGCAGCTGTCGAGGACGTCGCCTATATCCAAAAGAAGTTGTTTGCGGCTTTGAAGATTCCACGGGCTTATTTGGGTTACGATGAGATGCTGTCGTCCAAGGCGACGTTGGCTCAAGAGGACATCCGTTTTTCTAGGACTATCAACGTTATCCAGAAGGTCCTTCTGGCTGAGTTAAATAAACTTGCAATAATCCATCTGTATTCTAATGGGTTTGATGGAGAAGATCTCCAGAACTTTACCCTGCACCTCTCTAATCCATCGACGGTGGCCCAGCAGCAGAAGTTGGAACTCTGGCGCTCTAAGTTTGAAATTGGTGGTTCTTTGCCAGAAGGTATGGGAAGCAAAGAATTTGTTAGGAAGACCATATGGGGTCTGACTGACGAACAATGCGAAGCCCTCGACGACCAGCGTTACAAGGAAAAAATAGTCGATACCACCATAGAGAACGCTAAACCAGAAGAAGGCGAAGGCGGAGAAGAAGGCGGTGGAGAAGAAGGCGGCGGTGATCTCTTTGGTGGCGGAGAGGAAGAAGGCGGAGAGGAAGAAGGCGGAGGAGAAGAAGGCGGAGGAGAAGAAGAGGCCGCCGGTGGTGAGGAAGAAGGCGGAGGAGAAGATTTATTCGCCGGCGATGACGCAGGTGAAAAGGAACCTGACGTCGAGCTTCTGACGTCTTCTGACGAACCTGATATAGACATGCCGCTTTACGAAAAGGACAAGGTCCCTGTCAAAGCTCAATCTCAGCTAAAGAAAGCCATATATGACAGTTCTCGTCGCAAGAAACACAATCTCCATCAACCTGATTTTGTGAAGATGACGTCTCACAAGGACACAAAAGACCCTTATGACATCAAGGCTTCTAATCGAGAGATGAGAGGAGATCCATTCAAAGAATCACCATCACCGAGATTCAAGACTAGCCTTCCGTCAGACGTATCTTCGGCCTTGAGACGCATGACATTGAAGTTAGGACCTCGCCCCCAGCAGCCTGACGGACTTTTGGTCGAAGAAAAAAATATCAATAATGAAATTGAAGGCTTATTTATCACAGACGAAGATTGAAAGGTTCGCAGATGTCCAAATCACACAACAAGAAGCGTAACACCGCTTTGCTATACGAGTTTTTGATCCGCAAGATCTCTAGTGCGCTCGTCGAAGGAGACAAGAAGACGTCTTCGACAGCCCTTAAGATTTTGCGGAGGTACTACAAACCAGGCACCCAGCTCTATAAGGAGTTTAGGTTGTTTAATTCTTTGGTTAAGACCACCGTTAGTTCTGACGGAGTTTCTTCTTCTATCATTGGTGAGGCACGGATGGCGGCACGGACCGCAGACATGAATGCTCTCGATAGAGAAAAGTCTTTGTTGATACGTAGCATCAACTACTCCCTTCGTGATGATAACTTCTACGAACAGCCGATAGCCGAGTACAGGATGTACGCGACCATACAGACGTTGCTGAATGAGTGGAGAAAGCCTGTCGGAACCGCCGATTTGTCGTCTCTTGCAAAGTATGAAGACCATCTTCGGTCATGGTTGCTATCGGAAAAGAAGACCGTCGAAAGTGGCTTGATAGACGAGTCTCCTGGCACCGCGCGTCTTCTCATGCGGGTGATGATGAAGAAGCTTAACGAAAAGTATTCCAACGTCCTTAGCGATGAGCAACGGGAGCTCATCAAGGCTTACGCTTTTTCTACAGCCAATGACGATCAGACGACGATAAAGAGGAAGCTCGAAGAGATGAGAAGCGATCTTTTGAATTCGATCGAAGAATACAAGATCAACAACCAAGACAACAATTTTCTCGTCAAGAAGCTGAACGAAGCAAAGACGGCGATCGTATCCGAGCTGCTGGAGACCGTCGATGATTCTACGGTATCAAAGTTTATGTTGTATTCTACGTTACGTCACGAGCTCATTTCGAGCGAAGGAGAAAATCAATGAAAGACCTACGACTTTTAAATTCATACGAGGTCTTCGACTATACTCCCGACATGATACGGGAATCCAAGGAGAAGAACGGTGGCAAGGTGATGATGAAGGGTATCCTTCAAAAGGCCGATACCCTAAACCAGAACGGTAGAATCTACCCGATAGAGGTCCTTCAGCGCGAGATACGTAACTATCAAAAGTTTATTGTAGAAAACAGGGCTTTAGGAGAGCTGGACCACCCGGATTCTTCTGTCGTCAATTTAAAGAATGTTTCTCACTTGATCCGTGAGGCCTATCTAGAGGGAGGCACGGTATACGGTACTGTAGAAATTCTAGATACACCGTCGGGTAAGATTCTCCAATCTCTCGTTGAATCAGGAGTGAAGCTTGGAATCTCTTCGCGTGGCGTTGGTTCGACCAAGAAACAAGGTGACTATTTTGTGGTGCAGGACGACTTTCAGCTGATATGTTGGGATTATGTCTCCGAGCCTTCGACACCAGGCGCCTTTATGTTGCCCGAAGGCAAGAGGATAGAGTCTTCCGAACTTCGGAGGGTATTCAACAAGTCGGATAGAATAGACAGAGTATTGAACGACATCATCTCGTTCGGAGGTAAGTGACATGGCTTTGAACAACGTAAAACCAGGTTTCAATAACGCCGCAGAATTCACAGCTTCTGGTCTGCCCTGGGTCTTGTCCGGCACAGTGTCAAACTCTGTTGTCAAATATTCTTTTCCCAAGGTGACAAAGGACATAGTGATCATCAACAACAACACGACCGCCGCACAGCGATTGCGAGTTGGATTTACTGAAAATGGCGTTAATGGCGTCGGCAATGCTTATTATATCCTTGTCAACGGTGGTAGCAACATTACCTTGAATGTCAGAGTTAAAGAGCTCTATCTTTTGAGAGACGGTGGTAGCGATATTTCAACAAGCGTCTGTGCCAATCTTACGACCATCGACGCGATGATGATGCCTATTTTGACTGGTTCCCTTGGTGGAGCTACTTACTGGGAAGGCGTGGGTTGAGCATGGGAATATCCAAGCAACAATTGAAGTCCATAGTCAAGGAATGTCTTGTGGAAATTTTGTCGGAAGGTATGGGGCCTTCGACCGAAAATGCCTTACAAGAAGCCAACAGACGACAGCCTTCTCGGGTTCATCCGACATCTCACATGTCGTTTGCTCCGCAGAGATCAGTTTCCCGTTCCGTTCAGGCGTCTAACTTAAAGGAAGCGATAAGGAGCGAATCCGGCGGAAACAGCGTCTTGGCCGACATCTTGGCCGACACCGCTGCGACTACGTTACCTGCCATGCTAGAAAACGACAGAACAAAACTACACGCCGCTCCGACCGGCCGCGCTGAAAATCTTGTGGCGTCTTACGCGCCAGAACAACTTTTTGGTGAAGAAGCAGCTTCGAAGTGGGCCGACTTGGCGTTCATGGGAGCGAACAAGAAGTAACTTTTTATTTTCAATTTATTTTTAGGGATATATTTAGCCTAGTTGATCAGGAGAATTCACATGAAATTGACGAGCTCGTTACTCAAGAAGATAATCGAAGAAGAGGTTTCCAAGTTTGGTTCGGGCGAGTCCGTCGAGGACCGTGCCAAGGACGCCGAGGAAATCGACGCCGACGAGCACGGTTCAGACAAGGCTCTTGAGAAGAAAATCAATTACATCAAGGCCCTCAAGATTGAGGAGACCCGCCTTCGTCGCCGTCTAGGTAAAGTCGTCGAAACTCGCCGCAGAGTAGCTCGCAATATCTGAAATTTTAGTTAGTATAGCAACATTTGAAAGGGTAGTCATTATGGGAAAGCCAGGTAGCGGAAGATATACGACATACGTGCCAATTAAGACCGACAACAAAGTTTCTTTATTAACTAGGCTTTTTAAGGGCGGATTGAGCGCTCTATACGGGGACAATGATAGCAATGATAAAGCTGCGGAAGCCGCTGTCGCCACGGCCAAGAGCGTTCTTGATGGCAAGGGAGATCCCGATATTTTTGGCAAAGGTGTGTCTCTTCAATACGGTGATTCTCCAAATACATTAGATGTAAAGTGGGGAAAAGCCGGCGACCCAGCCAATCCATACGTCCCCGACTTAACTTCTCCTGGGCCTGGTAAGACAGAGCC